TTTGCTGTAGCAGCGTTTCTCATTTCGGCAAGTTCTATATTAATAGCATTCTTGCGCTCTTTGAGTTCTTTGAGCTTATCATCTATCATCTTTTCATTGACTGCAAGTATTTTGTACTTCTCAGCGTACTTCTTAATATCCTCGCTATTCACATACACGATACTATGGTCTTTATAACTGCCAATCAGACCCTGCTCTATATAGTTACTAATAGTCTGTCTTGATACTCCAAGTATCTCGGCAGCTTTTCTTCTTGTGATTCTATCCATATTACCAACTCTTTTATTGTTTCAGATTTAATCTGCCAATCTCAGATCTAGCTACTGAATAACGTTGTCGATTGTCTTTCCCTTATAGTCAATGGCAATTTCCTTCAATATTGCAATCTGAGCCGTAATTCTAATTCTGTCTCCTACTGTCATCATAATCAATATTATTAATTAAGATGCGGTGCTTGCAAAGTTGTAGTGAACAACATAAACATAACCGCCATACATTTTTCCGTAAGTAACCTCTATGAAGTCAAAGGTAATATCTCCACAATCCTTGTATGGAATCAAAGATTCCGTAGGGAACGCTTTGTATTTCGTATAATGACGGCTTACTTCTTGTGAAAGTAACTGCTTGAAAATATCAACTTCGCCATACTTTGTGAAAACACCTTTGAACTCGTTTTCGTTGTCTATAGCAACAACTACTCCAAGTTCTTTCTTGATACGTACACCATTACATTCCTCATCACTACCTACGGTTGATGTACAAAGAATCCCTTTTATCTCTTCCATACGCTTACTTCATTAAAACATCAAACAAACCTGCCTTGTAAAGCAAGAAAGTAAAACTTGCCCAAAACATCAGACGATACCAGAAGTTAACCTTTACGTAAAGGTTGTGTGCTACCATTGAACCGCCTAAATCAATGGCAATCAAAACTAAAATAACAACTAATTCAAACATATATCAATTTCTTAAAATGTGAACACTAACAGCCTTGTTTACTGCATTAGGCTGCGACTCATTAAAACTCTTGATAAACTTACGTTCCATTTCATCAGGGAACATAGCTTTTTTCGGTTTCGGCATTGATAACGTGCCTACTACTTTGTACCCCCCCATAAGGGTGATTACACACTTACGAGTGATTGTTTTTTCTCCGAACATATTCTCTAAATTTAAACGTTACTATACATACCCAACAATCTTGCCTTCCATAACTTCGTAAATTTCTTTATCGCGCTCCATTTTGATAACGTACAATATAACTGGAACTCCTTTTTCCATCATAATATTGTATCTGCCTTTTACTTCCAAAATGGTGCAAGGTTCATTCAACCAACAGAAATCGTTAACCTTTACATTATCACCAACGTGGTAAATGGAATTTCTTACTGCATATTCTGTAGCAAGTTTATCCATTTCGTCTTGGTATGAGCTGCGTAGTGCTCTGCGACTGGCAGAAAAATCGTCTCTTGTCATTTTGCCTTTTTCTACGAGAAGTTCATCAAAGAACTTCGTTCCTTCAATAACCTTATCCATAAATATTATTTTTTTTATAAACACGATTTTATTCATCATACAGCTTCTAAAAGGCTCTATATCGGGTGCAGAACACATATCGCTACCCTTGTGAGAACCTTTTTCTGCTATTTTTCTGAAAGCACAGCCAGTGCAACTAAATTCACTGGCTTGCTCTTTTGTTATATATTCACTCATTATGCCGTCTCCTCTAACGTCAGTTTGCCTCTCCTTTGTGCTCTGTATTTTTCAGGAGCCATCGGAAGATTATTCTCTTCAAGTGCTCGTTCGTATGCCCTAAATGCCAGACAATCTGCTTGAACATTCATATTATCTTTTCCGTGTCCTTTTATCCAATCAAGACGAATATCCTTTCCTTCCGCACATTTTCGGTACATCTTAATTAAATCGGGATTCTTGATATTATCTCCGATTTCCCAGTTTGTGAATTTAAACATCTTGATAGCGTACTTCGAATCCGACACGACAACTATATGTGAACCTTTCGGACAATAGTTTACGGCAGATATAATTGCAAGCATTTCCATACGATTATTGGTAGTACCCAACGTATGATACGACTTTACTTTCTCTATCTCGCCAGTCTCCGCATTAATCACTATATAAGCAGAACCTCCTGCACGATGAGTGGAATAGTTATCGCAACTTCCGTCAGTATAGCAAATGTAGTGACCTGTATATTTATTGTTTTCCACTTCTTCACGCATTGCTTCCTTACGTTTCTTATTCTTTAACTCATCCACGGACATAAACCTATCATCGTTCTTTCTTATGGTAGGATTATAGGCATTCGCCAAACTCTGCCAAGTCTTAGGCTTAGTGCCTTTCTTTGTCAACCATTTCTTACCTTCGAGAAAATTCCAAAGTGCATCATCAAATCCTTCTTCTGTCCATCCAGTCTTTTTGCAGTAATCGCAAAATTCTTGATAAGTCGGCTTATCTCCTGGGTCTCTAAAATTCTTCTCATATTCAGCCTTTGCCATCTCCTCTACTTGCGTATTGTATTTGTCGGCAGTGTACCACTTGGCAACTTTGAAAATAACCTCGATGTTCTCAGCCATTTTCCTGAACGAAAGAACAATATCACCGGATTTGGTATCATTGGTTACCTCTTCTCCTGATTCAAGGATGCTGTAATACGGAGCATTCTCAGGCAAGTGAACAGTTATAAGGTTGGCACTGTCATAGTACTTGCGCATTGCTCTGGTAATCGCTATCATCTGTGCCCTGACTTTCGATATCGGGTCGGCAAAATACGAAGACTTTTCGATAATCTTTCCGTCTTTGAGCACAAGATAGGCTGAACTGCAAGGTCCTTTCTTGCCTTTGCACACATTGCTGACGTAAATGTCGTAGGCAACAACCTCAAATTTAGTCCTTATGTACTTTTCTTCTATCTTCTTCATACAAACTTTCTTTTATATGGCTATCACATACACATACACGCATACGCACTAGCCTACTATACATACTATATAAAACACATATAACCTCAACTAACTACTAATATAAACATATCCAAAGTAAGACTCGGCAAAAATTACCCACCACAAAAGTTGTCGTGAGGGTCGTCACTACCAATAATGTTAGCGAATGACTTACCTTTCCCATTGCATCTATTTTTATTCTTTTCGTAGTCATATATCTGAAACATAAAGCTATCAGATATTCTTCGGTCTTCAATAGAGTAAGAGCAAGGAATGATAAGATAATGAAAATGCCCTTTACTATAAGTAAATGACTTCCTACCAAATCTTTGCAATATAAGTTCCTTCTGTCCTTCGATTCTATCATCTGCCACGTGCTGTTCTGCAAAGGATGATTTAATCTTTCCTCTGCTAATAAGCTGTTTTTTAATTCTACTCACAGAACCATACCCCATATTAACAACACTCATAAACTTTTTCGTGGTAAGTTGCATCGGGATACACACCGAGTTGTAATCAACGTTGAAACTGTTATCTTCTGCACCGCAAATCACGAATGTATAGAGGATGTTGTTAAGGATGGAATATATTTCTTTGAGAGTAAAATCCTTTTTAACTGGCATCTTACAAACCAAAGCACCTTTGTATGTTCCCTGCTTACGATTGTACTTGATTTCCTTGTCCTTGAATGTGTTTACGATAAAACGACCATTACCGAGATTGGTGAACAGAGAATCTTCGTTTACCTGATTAATCAATCTTTTAGCCTTATCGTAACCTATTCCCAGACGTTCCTTCAAGTCTTTCTTTGTAAGTTGGAACATTACTGAATTACTATGCTGCATCTTGCACCAAATAGCAAAGCAAAGCAGCTCCTTGCGTTGCTTCACCTCTTGTGGAGTAGCACCGTAAGCATATTGCCTTACTAAATCCATTCTGATACTTAATGTACGCATAGCCTAAAATCAGAGAACCCCCAAACAGGTACGAGCTGTTTGAGGGTCTCTTTTATAATGAAACCTTATATTTCTACAAGGTTTTGTTTGCTAATGTTAGTGCGAATCAACCCTCGTACTGCTGAATTGCGATACAAAGGTAAGCATTATTTTTGAGATTTAAAAATTGGTCTAAAACGCTTGTTAACAACACGAAAGGAAGATTAATGCGAGATAATTATATATAATACCAATATATGATATTTAGATAGAGATACGGGGATTTTCGGGGGAATAATAATGGTTTACAAATAACTAAAAATTTAGTTCTGTTTAACAAACAAAAAATGCCCCACACCACCAAAAATGATGATGCAGGGCGATATGATAGGTATAAAAGAAATGCGAAAGTAAAGCCCCACCATTGAGCACCAACGGCAGGGCTGAGATAGAAATATGAATTCCAATAATTGCTTTGCAAAGATAGGCAAAATATCTGGGAACTCAAAGAGGTAGTGAAAATTTCTTCTGTAAGCGGTTAAAATAATCTGGTGGTATGATTTATCGGTTCGATAGTTTAAACGTCTTGTATGCACCATAAAACAAATCCTCGCCTACCATTATTGATAAGCGAGGAAATGTAACTTTGATAATATACAGATTAAGCCTCGTAAGGCACAGCTCTATACAAATCTGATTGAAGGAGGTTAGCCATAAGTGTAGCGATAACACCCTGTATATTGTCGAATGATGTTGTGAAATCCGATTCCATCTTGTCATTCTTGTCACGTACTCCTAAATCGTATGCACGGTCATATTCCTCATAGAACTCGTTGTAAACCTGCTGCAACTTTACCAGTGTATTTGCCAACTTAGGGCAGGTGACGTTCTTCATAGCACGTTCCTGTTCTTCTTTCTTCTCAAATTCTTGCTGAATCTGCTTAATATCCTTATCCATAATGTAATCTCCTATTAATTTAAATTGAGTGATGTCTGGCTGTTCAAGCCAACAATGGTGAGCAATTCCGTAAATGTAGCATCATACCAACGTATCTGTGTCTGCTGCTGAAACTTAGGGTCTTGCTGATTCTGTCCGTACTTGTCAAATGCTGGAGTGATAACATACCAGCTATGTACCTTTCCTCGCTTTCCTGGGCGAGTGGCGTGCTTTACTACTCCTTTGAGTTCAAGCATACGATTGAATGCTTGTGCTGAGATACCAACGTTGTGCGACTTCAATAAGTCAGTGGCAGCGTGCGTAATCGGCTTTTCCGTTCCTGCGTTTACAGACTGAGGAAGAGCATCATCCAAGCCTACCATCTTACCAATCTTCTGAGCGATGCCCAATTTGCTTGCGTCATTCAAATTGAGGAACTTTGCACTCCAATCAGCAAAGACTAACTTTGCTTGAATCTGCTCCTGCAAAGATGGCTGCTGCTGAACTTGTGCAACTGCGTGATGGAACACTCTACGATAAACCTCGAACACTGGGCGAACCTTGCGAGCAACAAAATACTCCAAACAAGCGGAAGTAATGTAGTAATCAACTTTGTTGTTACCACCCCAATCTTGCTCCGCATTTTGGGGGAGCGAGCTATTTTCGCTCTTTTGGATAGCAATGTAATCAACGTTCTCCATAAAGTTAGCTTTTAATGCTCTAACCGCATTATCTTTACGAGAATAAGCTAACTGCCAAACATCATCAAGGTTAACGGAAAACACCTTGTCTTGTTGGTCTAATGCCAACACACCACGGAAATAGCGTTCAATATCCGATGGAACGCTCTCCTTTGTTAAAATTAAACTTTCGTTCATTTCGTTGAATTTTGAACAATTAAACATGGGCACAATTAAAGGGAGTACCATTTCCCTTTTGTTCAATGCCTCCAACGATGGCACGCACGTACCATTACAATACGTGCAAAGGATGATACTCCCTAATATCTTTAACTAAAAAGTAGCCGAGCACAAAAAATGCCCCACCGAATTAACGGAAGAGCCTTTAACCTCTGCCGTTGGATTTATTGAACGTTGCAAAGATACGAAAAATATTCCAATCTTGCGTGTGCTAAGTAAACCTTTAACCAAACTTTAACATTTGGCAGTTATTAATTATTCGATTAATTTGTTTTTGGGATATAATAAATCCCCACCTATGCTTGATAGATGGGGAAATATATGTTATCGTTTCATTGTGCTTTCAAGTCCATCACGCAAATTACTTACAGCAGAATAATATCCACTAAGTATTGATGATGCTATATCGTACCTATCCTTATAGTCTTTCCAAAGCGAATCAATCTTGCCTTTCTTTTCATCCTTTGGCTTTCTGTACTTTGGAGTTTGGTTCATTTGTCTCATGTAATATTTAATCTCGGAAAATACATGCTCAATAGATGTATCACCATCATAACCAGTGATATGCTTTAATGCTTCACTCTCTGCCATCATATCATCCAATATTACAGATGGTGTAAATCGGCTCACACTATTCAGTCTATCGCTGGCAATACATTCGTACTTTCCGTTTTGCATAAACATAGTGTACTTTCCATCCTGTACAACAATATCTATTGTGGTAGGGAATTTTAAGTTCCAATACTTTAGTGGTCGATAGTCTGGAGTAAGCGTAACCTTCAGTATCATTTCACCAGACTTCTCGTCTTCCATATCAGTTACGAACTTGTAACTATTAAAGGTAAGTGCGACCCATCTTTTAAGATTGTGCCACAACTCTGCCTTGGTCTTTCCGTTACACTCATACTGCTTGGTTTGTGTTACAGACTCATAAAGTGCAGAGTAATCACTTTGTGCGTTAGCCGTAATTGCTAACAAGCACACAATAAAAGTAAAAATCAATTTCTTCATAATTCGTTTAATTTGAATGTTCTTTATCATGTTGCCTAGTTTTACCTTTGCGTATCATATTCAAACGACTAATACTAGAAACATGAAGTTATATATATGTTGGTGGATAATTACCAATCATTATTTGTGTCTTTGGTATTACCTAATCCTAATAATGTTTTGTATATACTATTTATCCTCTGTTCTGCATAAGGCTTCCAGATAACACGATTTCCCTTTAATCTACCTTTCTTATCAAAGAAATCAGACAATATATTCTCTGCGGTTTTTGTACGATTGATTGTTTCCGATTGCCCTGTTTGCATTCCGAATGAAGGCGCATTTATTTTAACTCGTCCGTCTTTTATTTCAATTAAAAGGTTATATGTTCCTTCATAAAAGAACTTAATACCAAGGTATGACTTTTGGTAAAGAATATCGTCTGCAAAAGCATGAATGGCTACCGATGAGTTCTCCACGGTACTCATTACACTTTGTGGCGAGTTATATACCTTTGATACATTAGAGCAAATCAAAGTATATATATCCTTTGCGGATTTTCCCTCGAACTGATAAATAATATAGTCTTTGCCATCAGCAGCACGATAGTGACCATCGGCAGATATTGTAAAACCATTAAATTCTGCTTGTGCATTTGCTTGCACGACCACGGCAATCATAATTGCCATAAGCATTAAAATCTTTTTCATTTATAGTGACTTAACCGTGGTGTCGAGGGCTATACGATTATTAATCATTATTGTCTATTTCTCTTCCGTTAATGGCTGAATTTACCATAGCTTGAAAATACAGGTAGTTAGCCTTTGCATCTTCTTTACTCATACCTTTCTTGATAAATTCATCATAAACAGCCTTTGATGAGCCATATAGAAAACCTTTATCAACATCATTAATGGCTTCTTTAATTGAGTTTCTTCTGTCCTTTTTGTTTTCCATATCCAAAAGAGCCTCACAATATGTTGTTTCCCCTTCATCGCTTTTAACTAACTTAATGAGGGTGTACTCCATCTTTGATGAATTATATCCACCAAAACCATTCTGACCTCTACCAATAAAAGATATAGTACACATAGAATCGTTGGAAAAAACGACTTTCTCGTTTGTGATTTTGAAAGTTTCTGGATTTTTTGCCAGTTCTTCCATCGTGTCACGTAATTGTCTCTTCGCTTTCTTCTCAAACGAATTGCAAGAAGAAAGAGAAATCACGGCAGTTATAATTGCCATGAACACCAAAACTTTTTTCATAACTTATTCGCTTATCCGTGATGCGATAGGGCTATATATTTATATTATTTTCAAAAGATAACGCAATATGCGTCATTATATTGTGTGTAGGGCAGAAATTTTAATCTTTATTTCTGCCCATGGCGCAATCGAACAATGTGCCGATTAGCCAAATTGCTATTAAAAATGCCATAACTTAAACCTCCTCTGTATTATTGTTGTTGTTATTCAGTTCCTTGTAATACTGCTGAATCTCCTCATCAGTCATACCCTTTTCTCGCATTACACGATAGTTGGCAGAACCACGTCTGAAATAAACCTGACTGCCATAGACTGAGCGTAGATTGTAATACGCACTTCTTACCAGTTCTTTCGTCAAAACCTTACCAGTGGACGAATAAACACCCATCTGCTGCAACATCATAGCTGCATCCGCAAAGTTAGGTGTGGTTAATTCTGTGAAGTCATTGGTACACTTCTTAACCACATTCCATATAGCCTTGTTACAAGGTTTCTCAGCAGCCTCTTTCTTGCGCTTTTCCGATGCAGCCTTCTGTGCGTTTGTCAAGTCGCACTTTCTAGGTCTGCCTAATTTCTTAACGACCTTACCAGACTTTGAAATAAATTCTCCGTCTTGTGCCAACTTCTGCTTGCGTACTTCCAATGCGCTCTGTGTTCGCTCTTGAATGAGTTCACGCTCCATCTGTGCCGAGAATGAGAAAGCGAACAACAACATTTCGTCAATCGCTTTCAGATGGCTGCAATCAAGGTCAATGCCCATCTGCACAATTACCAAGCGCACGCCACGTGGTTTCAGCTCGTCATTAACAAACTTGTTGATATCGCTCATGGAACGGCCGATACGGCTGACCTCTGACACGATAAGTATATCACCATTATCAAGCATCGGCAATACTACCTTACCAAGGTTTCTATCCTTATAAGATACCTTGCCAGATACTCCTTCCTCCTTCACTTCGTGAGTAGCTTTCAGATTGTGACAATTCAACCATTCGTTGATTGTTCTTTCTTGCTGCTCCAATGTCTGCTTCTCAGTAGAGACACGACTGTATATTATTACTTTCTGCTTTGGCTCATCATCATCATCGGTCATGTTTACCTTTGCGTTGCAGCTTTTGTCTGAACGGCAAAGGTAGTGACCTTCTGCCATCATGCAGTAAGGGCAATCCTTACAGCCGATGTTCACGATGTCGTATTTTACAGATGTGCCACCTGCATTCATGATTTCTGTTGTCTTCATTTCTCCTATCTCCTATCCTATCTCTTATTACTTAAAACGTTACTTTCTGTTATTTATTATCCACGATAATAGAATGATACATGAAAATCGCTACTTTTACGCTCTCGGTCATTCTCAATCACTCCAAACATATAAGTATCAATTATGTAATCTACATCATTGTTCTTGTCATGTTCAATTCTCTTCACCCATTCCTCAACAACATCAGGACACCAAGCATCACCAAGGAATCTAACCAACAATTTGTTGTCTGTTTCTTGACGTACCAATACTGGCACGTTTCCGACAAATCCAGCCATTTCTGTATTGTCTTTGTTCCAAGCGTACTGACCATCATTGAACAAATCTCTTACCAACTCATCAAGACAAAGGTCTTTGTCATTGATAGGGCAATGAGCTGCATTCTTAATCTCCATAGTCTTTAATATATTAATAAACATTACAATAAGCGTCATATATTGGCAATGATGTGAACTTGCGCAAATAAGATGCAATCTGTTTCACTCTCAGCATATTTACAAAGCTGCTCATAAATGAGTTCCAATTGATACAGATGTATTTATCTGTAATCTCTACCCATATATCTTCGTTGTCGATACATTTATATTTGAGATATAATGTATCAATCACTTCTTTGATAGTCTTTTTCTTCATAGTTTTATTACTTTAATTCTTGTTCTACAATATCGAAATTATCCCACGTCTCACCTTCGTTGTCTGAGATATGATAGAAGAAACCTGAAACGCTGATTTGGAAATCGTCACAATCCAATGAATGCTTATAGCTTTCCAACGTGTTCAGACCTTTGTCTTCCATCGCTTTTCTAGCCTTATCTCTAGTATCGAAGACTTCTGCATCAACCTCAACTGCCTCACCCAGTCCATGTTGGTGTGAATTGATAACTACATATACTTTCATTGCTTAACCCTCTACTTTAATAATTCCACGTCTTACCAAAGCTTTCACGAACTCCTCTAGACTTAACTCAGACTTTTCTCCATTACACATAGCATAGTCCCATTTGATTTTGAGAAGTCTTTTCGTATGGTATCTTACAATACTTCTGTATTTTCCCGCAAAGTCCTCATAGTCCCATTTCAATGCAACCTCAATCGTTCCGTGACCTTTTGGATTTATATGAATTCTACTACGTGAACGGCTATCCTCAAAAGTGCAACCGTAATTTCTCAGAAAACTTAGCTTATCAAGTGTATCTTTCTTCCACTTTATAGCCTTTTTGTCCTCTTCTCTCTGTGTCTGCTTTATAACATCTTCATCAATGGCTTTTTTCTTAGCTTCTGCCATCATTAACATTTCCAATTCGTTCATAACTTTACCCTTTCTGTTATTAAATTACACCGATAATATTAATCGTTTCTTCAATACTCGCTACCAATGCAGCATTATTATTCTCTGTAATAAGGCTATCAACATCTAAGTAAATAACCTCTGGTAATGATGTCTGTTTCATATTGATTAATGTTTGAAATTTGTTTCGATAAACATTATTTGATGAATATCCAAGACTATAGTGTCTCCAAGAAATGAGTCGTTTATTATAAGTAGCTCATTCGTTCCGTCTATTCTATACTTGCAATTGTTGAAGTCAATATGAAAACGGCTATTATGGATAGCAATGTAAATTACCTTGCTTTCTGCTTTGGCTACCTTGATAGCCTTTCTTAATTGATTTACGTTCATTTTATGATGTATTATAAAAGTTTGTATATGTTATTAATTCACTCATTCCTTTGCTCCGTGGAGGTGGCAAAGGTAGCGTATGTACTACTTTGCCAACACCACATAAGCAATCGCCTACAACCGCATTTAACGGCTTGTTTGCTGCAATATCCAACCGCATATTGTTCGGTGGAATATCCAAGCATGAAGGAACACCGATAGAGATAGCCACAACCTTTGCGGCTGATACTGTTTCTTTGCGCTCTGAGACGTTTTCCTTTGTAAGTGGTGTAATTGTCTGCTCGGTGCATTTCTCGCTCGCTAGATGCTCATTTGGCACGCTATCCAATGTATCATCAGGTACGGCTGCAATCTCTTCTTTGCTTGATACCAATGATTTCTTTTGCGCATCCTTGAATAGCTTTTCCAATTTAACGCCATCCTTAAAGAAAAAAGCGCATCCACGATAGGAATTACTCTTTGTTCGCTTTTCATCAGGCATAAACTCTTTGCAGAATCCCGATAATGTAAACAGTTCACCACAAAATGATACCTTATTGTCTTCTGCTGCAATAACCTCTGTGCCATCTACAAACGTAAGTGTATCGCCTACATTTACACCAACTGCATCAAAACTAAACTTATTGCTAGGCTTATTGTTAGGCTTATCCAATGGTACTACATTTGCAGGTGCATCGGGTGCATCAACCTTTGTTTCTGCAACATCCTTTGCCGGTGCGCTATCCTTATAAGATGGAATGCCGCAAATGATAATCTTTGATGTCATATCTCGCTTGCAATCTGTTTGCTCTGTTTTCTTTTCTGTAGTGCATTCTTTTTCCTCAGTTGTAACATCTTCCACCTTTGCAGGAATAACGTTTTCTGTAGGCTCATTTGCAGGCATATCAAAAGATTCTGCAAAGCCACAATAATCGTATGCACCAATGTAGCCATCAGATAGTTTGAATCCGTCATACTCATCATCAATATACATCGGCATCATCATACCAACTTCCAAACTACCTACATACACCAAAGCTTCATTAGAATATCTTCCAAGTGCAAAATTGAAGTTTTCAAATCTCAGCAGACTATCAATCTTTAATCCAATCGCAAAATTCTTGTTTGGTACTTTTTCACACTCGCAAGAAATCTCAATACCATCATGATTATCATACATTCCGTTAATTGTGAATGTAATACGATTATCATTTTCTTTATGCTTGATTATCACTAAACCGATAGAATTAAAACCTTTGTTTTTCTTCAACCATTTAGAAATGCCCTTCCAGGTCTTTTCGTTGATGGTGCAAAGATTATCAGGGCTAATCTTAGGTAATACTGAAGAGTAATTTACGTATCTGTTTGCCTCAGTCTTAGAGTAATATCCACAACATTCAGATACCCAATATGTATTGCCGTTTGGTTCACGTACCAACTTACAAGTAAGAGTACTACCAGACTTAGCCAACGAGCACATCTTTTTGAAGTCTTTTCCGTTTACCAAAGGCAAATTATAATCGTATGAAAAATGCTCCGTGCTTACCACATCCAAGCCCTTAATTAGCATCGTGTGCCCATCACTAGCGGCTACTCTTCCGTTTCTAATATCCAAGCATACATTTCTCATAATAGGGCGCAAATCGTCATTCGCACAATGCAAAGATAACTTAGAGTAGTATTTGTTGATAAGTACTTTCACGGTGCAAAGTACTTCATTATTATCTTTCTGCTTGATAAATATTCTTTTCTTACTACCAATGCTAGCTAACTTTTCAAACTTAGCTACCAATGCAAATATTTGAACTACACAGAAGGAACACACAAAAGATAGCACATTCACGCTCGCCATCGGTGCAATAAAGCAATCTTTCTCAACTATCTTTTGTGCGCTATAGTCATAGACTTTTTTGTTTTCTGTCTCCAAATAGCCATCCTTAAATGCGCTATCCTTCATCTTTGCCAAATCGGATGCGGTGTAATTGCCTTCTTTCACGTTTACACCCTCATTAAAAACCTTATCGGCTATCTCATACAACTTGTTTAAGATAGCCAAATTCATCTCTTTGTCACTCATATCTTTACAGATTTAATTCATTTCTAAACTCGATGGCACTTAAAAAACCATCCATCCAAGTTACAATTTGTGCTCGTTCAATTTCGGCAACATATACGCACTGTATTATTCCATATCTATCTTTATGTTGTATATCTATAGAATAATTATATGTATTTCGTTTGCCCTCACCAATATGGATGTAATACCCAAGTTTTTTTAACTTATTACAGAACACATCCAATAACTCTTTATCTAATTTTTCTTTGTCGCTCATTTTAATTGACGTATCTAAATTCATTTTTACCCAAACAAAACAAAGTATATCCACCTTTGTAAAACTGGATTAATCCACCATATTCCAATGTGTAATCATCCACCCAATACGTATCGCCCCATCTTTCAATACTTTTGTATTGACCGATAGGAATGCTTATTTTTCTCTGAATCTTTCTCATATATCCAAATTGATTAAAAGTTATACATTTAACGGCTCTAAGATTGATATACAATCATTCCCGATTTGATGATGTTGCTTGTACCATACCAATGTATCAATAACTCGCTTATCATCTACGATATTCTTTCCAAAGTGAAGGGTATTATCTGTAATACTCTCGCCAACTTCAAAAAGACTACCTACTGCAATATGGTTATTAATGCAGGCTATTTGATTCTGTGGCATATTTGCCAAAGTTACAATATACTTTTTCATTTCTCTATCTCCTATTCAAGATTAAGTTTATTTTCAATACCCAACTTATTGCAAAGTAGTTGATACTCGCAAAAGTCTTTAAATCGTCTTCTTAATCCAATTTCTATCTCATTTCTTAGAGTTTTCTCAGCATTTCTAATAGACTCTATATCGTTATTATTCTGCCAGTAATTCCAAAGGTACTCGCCAATGTTATATCGAATTTTATCTGTAGTTATCATTTCCTTTTCTCCTATCTTTTTTTGTTTATTATACTTGTTTCATATTACAGAGAACAAATGTATTATTGCAGCCGAAAATAATGCTTTTGTACGCTGTTATTCGGATGCTTGCATCCAATGAGGTTACACCTTTATTTCTTTCCTTTGCCCAATCTATATATTCAGGCAAATTTGCTTTAATAACCTTTGCACTCTTATTTATAGCCTTAATCTTTTCTACCTTATCAGCCAAGGCGCAAAGATACTTTATTTGTTTATCTGTTGCTAACATGATTATTTTCTCCTATCTTTATATTAAACTTGTGCCGTGCCAAATCTCGCTTTTGGAGGTAGTCTTTAACTACACACGGCTATAGTAACTTTTAAGCAATATCAAACTATCTGTATGTAGGTTTATAAGTCCAATCGTAAGCGGTATATTTGCCGCTTTTTATTACTACCTTAAACTCAATCACCCTTATAAAGGCTTTATTGTTCATTCTTGCATCCATATAGTCTAGTACTTTCTTTTCTATGTTATCTTTTGTACCAACTATCTTTTTAATCAGATAACGTTTGCCTGAATGAGAAGGCTTTTCCAAATATTCTCTTATTTCTGCTATCATATCTTTATGTTATTAATTGTGCCGTACCAAGTCGCAAACTTGCGTACCTTATAGGTAAGTACGGCTATTTGATTAAGTCACAACTAAAAGAATCTATCAAAGGTATATTTTGGATTGTTGAAAATATCTTTTAATGCTTTTTCTTCGCTATCCCAGCATCCACTACCAAACGAATTGTTAAGCACAAATTTATTATCTATAGTCTTGTAAAATGTGCCCAAATCATCATCAAGTGTTATTGTAACTTCATCAAAGTTATCATTATCGTAACAATACCAAATAGAGCCATCTCCACAATGATAATTTTTTCCGCTGAATGCGTAATTGTAGCCCTTATCTAGAATCTTCTTTCTTAATTCTGATAGTTGTTTCTTTGCACTACCAATTGATTTAAAAAACCTTTGATATAATTTTGTATCTTCTTTGCCCTCGCAAATGTTTTCGAGAGTTATTGTAATTACATATAACATAACTTTCTAGATTTAGCCGTTTATTTACTCTATATAGCCTTATATTTGGCTAGTTGGTAAGTTGTACCAATAACCAAATATAAGGGCGCACACTCTATTTAATTAGTACTTTTGGATGTCACTTGTTAATTGTCCGACAACAAATAATGTAGTATATAAATATGTTTGGTCATACACTAATTCGTTATTAACGAATAAATGCAGCTCA